TTTAACTCATCAAAGCCATGGAACCCGTTCTATGGATGATAGTATCACCCCACAAACTATTGGATTAAATATATTAGTCCATCAGTGCTATTGGTAGAATTAGATCTTCTAATTCACTCATAATGCGTTCTGCTGGAACCGCGGTGAAGTCATAACTGCTTAGCCACCAGGAAGTATACCATACTTCACGTATTACTGAGTTCAACGCACCTTTGTTATGTGTATCATGTATTTGGGAGAAAGCCCCCCAATACTGATTAACAATTGGCAATCTGTAATCAAACTTCATATGAAATCTAACTACTTCGAGACAATTTTTACAAAGTTGCGTCGTCCAAAGTTACAATCTAAAGTATGAATCAAGATCTATGAACTTGATAAATTCTGTAAACTTGTAATCTGGTTAACTAGTAGTAGTGATATTCGCAATGAATTGGTGACGCTAATTACTAGAATTAAGAGACTAGTACGAAAATCAGGTTGGAATTTCTCATTCCTTTATCTGAAAGAAGTACAACGTCTTCTTATTCGAAGTATTAGTGGGTCCCCTGAACCTATTTATTCCTCTGGTATAATAGTTTCTCGGGACGGACATGGCCTCCCTAGAATAATTCCTATAAATTTAAGAAACTTATGTCTTGAATTTAGAAAGAATGTTTTCCAGGTAAGGGCAATCCTGTCCTTGATTTCTATCTACAGAGTATTTCCTACATCCGCTAAAGTAAAACTTGATACGATCACTGATCCTTTTAAAGGGACTTATGAATCACTATCAGGTCTTAGACCTGCGGTTAAGGAAGTATTTGGTAGGTTAGAGTTAAAACTGAGTAGTCCAAAGTTGATCAAATTAGAATCAGCTGGACCAAATGCAGTTAAATCTGCATGAGGTTCCAGTCTTGATGCTCTTGCTTTCCTTAATAATCCTTGACAGTTCGCTGGTTTTGCCAGCTACTGTTGGTTTTATAAGGGCAAGGCCTTTCTTTTATGATCTTTGCTTCTTATTTTAATTGGTGCGTTACCTTATTGGATTCTTATAATCCTAGGGTATATGCATCCTTTAAAAATTGGAAGATTGGGTGTGGTCTACGACCAAGCTGGTAAAGCCAGAATCATAGCAATATGTTCTTACTTTATTCAGCTGGTATTAAAACCACTACATAACTCTTTGTTTAGAACTCTCAAAGGGTTAGAAACGGATGGAACTTTTGATCAACATAAACCTCTTGATATACTTATATCTAAGGCTAATGTTAATTCAATTTTCCACTGTTTCGACCTGTCGGCGGCTACGGACCGGTTGCCTATACATCTTCAAAAAGATATACTTAATATCCTCAGACCAGGTTTTGGTGATTCTTGATCACGAATTCTTGATATTGAATGATATTATAATAAATCTTTTGTTAAGTATGCTGTAGGACAACCAATGGGTGCCTATTCATCTTGAGGTATGCTTGCGGTGACTCATCATGTTATTGTTCGGTATGCGGCTCTCAGATGCGGCATTAGAGGTTTTAACCTTTATGCTGTACTGGGGGACGATATCGTAATTATGCACGATAAAGTTGCTGAAGAATATCTACAGCTCATGCATAGTTTAGGGATATCTATTAATTTATCTAAATCTATAGTATCCTCACACTTTGCAGAGTTTGCAAAAGTATGAAGAGGTCCTGGTATTGATTTAACTCCTATTGGACCTGGGCTTGTGCTCAGATCTGTAAGGAATAAACCATACCTAGGAATTCTGTTGGGTGAAGCTGTTAAGCTTAATCTCATAGAATCTTTACCAAAGCTTCTACCACTAATTCAGAGTCTTTCAGACCCTTTATTAGCTTTGTGGTCTACTCTAGGGTTAGGTAGTCCTAAGTGAGGAAATCATGTTGATGCGCAAGCAATAACATGAGGTCTTTCCTCTACGGACAACCCCTCTTTGTTCCTATATTCACTTGATAATGCCATTAGGCAATTATTAATTGAAGAGTGGAACGAGAGTAAGATTCGAAATAAGAAAGAGTATGAACATTTCATCAGTCACTGATGATATGTTTATGCTAGTTCAAATTGACCAACCAGGGTGTTAGAATCCCTGCTAAAACTATTTGGGCCGGGCTTTTGAATATATGCACTTTCGTTTAACGAGGTGGATGAATACCTTTCAGGATCTCCCCCAGTCCATACTTATGTACTGAGGGACCTTGGGAGCATTTATGAGCTGGCACGTCTTGATCCTGACATCAGTATATCTTCGATAGACTGACGGGATAAGAAACAAGCCAGGGTATATGACCATAAAATCAAACGGATCGCCTTTGAGTTCGATAGAACCCTAGACGAAATGAGAGATTATATCTAATTGCTCTGATTCACCGTTTATCTCGCTACTAGTATTCACCAG